GCACAAGGCCGGGCATGACGCCGGAGAGGAGCTGTAGAAAGCTCACAACTCCATTCCAAACGGGCTGTTGGAGCGCCAGATTGACGACATCGATGATCTGCCGTCGCGCATGCTTGACGGGCGAAAGCGCCCGACGCACAGCGTCAGTCCTGATCGCCGTCAGGACCCGCCAGCAGGGCACCGGCCGCGCCGAAAGGCGCAAGCGTGTTGAACTGAATGAATTTATTCAGCCGCCAATTGTTGTTGACATACTTCCGGATCCGCGCCGCGGCGTTGGGCGCGACCGTCTTCATAAAGTTGGGATCGGCCTTGTAGGCCCGGATCGCCTCGGCCATCAGTTCGCGAGCGATATCCTCGCGCTTCCTGTAGCCGAAATCTTCGGGACCGATCATTTGCTGCGGATAGCGCGGCGAATCCTGACCGGTGTTCATGATGTGATAGACGTTCCGGAGCTCGGTCTCGATGCCCTTCTGAGGGATGCCTTCTTCGGGATAGACACGAGCAATCCGGTCGATCGCGTGGCCGAGCTCGTGAGCCACCACGAGATTCGCCTGATCAGCATCTAGCGTGTTGAGGAACGCGATGCTTCGTCGTCGCCGTCCGTCTGGGCCGTAGCTTTCTCGATAGCTTCCAACCGTGCCTTTTCCAAGTTCTCTCGCCGAAGCAGCCTGAGGTGCCACGCCAAGGTGTCTCTTGCTTCCTTCGACATCCTCCGACGGGCCAAGGGGTGTGTCGCCTCCGCCCACCAGTCTTCGCCCGACGATTTGTTCTGCGATGAGGGGACGTCCTTCGATGTCGGTTGCGAGTCTCGATCCTGGCTCACCGGGCGCTCCGTTGGGATAATCCGCTCCAAATGGCCGCTGGGGCCGAGGCGGAGGATTATACAACGAAGTGGACGTGGATGCATGCTCAAGATCGGCCGGCACCCCGGACCGAGCAATGAAGCCGGCGACGTCATGCTCCAGCGCGGCCGCTCCCCGCCCAACACCCCTCGCCGCCCTACGCGCCCCGCCCGGCACGAGGGCGAGCGCCGCCCCCAGCGGGTCGCGTGCGTGGACGGCATCGCTGACCTGCAATGCAGGCCCCGCGAAGGGGACCAAGTCCAGCAAGCCGAAGCCGGTGCCGGTGCCGAGACCGCCGGATCCGAGTAGACCGGAGACAAAGGATTGGCGCGCCAGCGATGGATTGTCACCAAGCATGTAACCGGCCAAACGCTCACGCGGCGACCGATCATACGCGCGCAGCTCAGACCCGTCGCCGTAGCTCAGAGGCGGGTTCTGCAGCGCCCGATCAATGGGGCTCTGCAACAACCGACCGAGGTCCACTCCTGATCCATATCTCAAACGATCGGCCGTCGGATATTCCGCCATCACCACTCCGTCCCCTCGATCTGGCCGTTCGACCGCCGCGCCGAGGTCTCGTACTTCAGCGCGTCGACCAGCGCCGGGATCTTGGCCTGCATGCGCCCCGCCCCTTCCTCGTCGTCGAGCACGTCGGTGTAGAGCAGCAGCTTGGCGTGGGAGCGGATCAATTCCTCGGCGTCGGTGACCCAGGCGTTGCTGTCGGTCGGGTTGACCAGCGGCGCGAGCTTGTAGTGGCAGTGCAGCCGCATGGTGTAGGTGTCGGCAGGCGTCGGCCACAGCAGGATCTCTTCGTCGACGTAGGTGAAGGCGGTCGGCTTGCCGCCGCCCATGGTGATGGCGATCACCTCGAAGTCGGCCGGCTCGAAGCGATCGAGCGGATAGGTCGTGGTGGTGCCGCTCTGCAGGATGAACAGCGCGTCGACGCGGATGATGCTGGGGATGATCGCAAGGTCCGCCGCGGCGTAGGCCTGCTGGCCGGGCACCGTGGCGAACGTCTGCAGCCGCGTGACGTTGAACCAGAACCTATAGCGCTGGTAGTGGTTGATCGCGTCGGAGACGGCGTTTGCGATCTGGCTTGTCAGGTCGTTTCGCGTCAAGTCGCTGGCGATTCTTGCCTGTATGTCGGCGAGCGTCGTCATCCGGGGTCCCCTTCACAACGGGAGGGACGGCCGGCGGCTGCTCGGCAGCAACCGCCGCGCCGTAGTGCATGAGGAACAGGGCGGGATCCATCAGGAATAGATGGTGTAGGCCTGCGCGCCTGGCGCCGTGTTGGAGAAGCGGATGGTGACGTATTTCGAGGCGCCGAAGGCGATGATGCGGGAGCCGCCGCCCTGGTTGGCGTCGAACGAGCCGCCGGCGCCGGCCGCGAGCGCAAGGGTGCCGCTGGCATTGGCGCCGTTGATGATCAGGCAGCCGATGGAGTCGCCGGTCCGCGCCGGCTGCGGCAATGCCAGCGCCAGCGCCGCCGCCGACGGCAGCGTCGCCGTCGCGCCGCCGGTGCCGTCGTGCACGATGATGCCGCCGATGATGTCGGCGACCTGGTAGGTCTGGTTGCCGGCGCTGTAGCTCGCCGGTTGCGGAACATTGTAGACCATCGGGTTGCCGACCACGACGGCCTGGTCCCGTGAATCCGAATTGACGCCGTTCGTCATGTGGGGCTGTCCTTTCGAGGTTTAGACCGTCGTCATGGCCGGGCAGCGCGATCCGTCTTCGACGGATCGCCGGGACTAAGGTCTCCCGGCCATCCACGTCTTTGGCTGCCGCAAGTCTTCGAAGACGTGGATGCCCGCAACAAGTGCGGGCATGACGTGCGGAGAGTTACAGATCGTTGTTGGGAATGTACTTGACGATCACGATCGCCTGGCCGGCGGTCGCCGCGGTGCCGGTCTGGGCGTAGCTCGCCACCACCTGCTTGTCGGCGGCGAGCGGCCCGAGCGCGGCGCCGGTCGGGGCCACGTTCTGCGTGAGGCCGGCGGCGCTGACGGACTGGGCGTTGATGATGTCAGTGCCGGTGTCGCCGACGGTGCCGACGCTCAGGGTATTGGTGGTGCCGGCGTTGAAAGCCGTCACCACCTGCACGTCGGTGCCGATGATGATGGCGCCGGCGGGCAGCCACTGCTTGGTGTTGCCATTGGCCACGTTCACGTCGTTGTAGTTCACGGTGAAACGCAGATAGTGCACCAGCTGAATTTTGTTCTGGCGCGCGGTCGAGCCCGGGGTTCCGGTCGTCATGTCTGTGATCCTTTGTCAATTGAGAGTGGAAGGTTTTTCACCCTCGTCATCGCCGGGCTCGATATCGCAAGTCGGGTTTACCCGACTTGCGGCTCTCAAGATGAACGCAACGCGGCAATAGCCGCGTTGCTACGGCGATCCACGCTTTGCCGCATGCACTGCTTCAAGAGTGGACCCGCGGGTCAAGCCCGCGGGTGACGATCAACTCAGCAGCCGCGCTTAGTGCGCGACCGCGTAGGTGGTGGCGACGATGGTGCCGAAGTCGAGCGAGTTGAACACCGTCTTCTTCAGGCCCCAGATGGTCTGGGCCGAGACGCCGAGCTCGCGCTCGTAGTCGAACAGCTCCTCCACCCATTTGTAGTTCACGCCCTCGGAGAACTCCTTGCCGAAGGCGAGCGCGCCGGCCTGGGCGCCGCAGAACACGGCGCGGCGCGTCGAGGTCTGCTGCACACCGGCGTTGGAGATGCCCATGGGGATGCGGTTGGAGCGATGCAGGATGGTGCCGTTGTATTCCCCGAGGCTGCCGTTGTAGATCGGCGACTTCGAGCCCGCGCCGCCGGCCAGCGCCGCTTTTTGGATATCGAGCCACTGCCCCGTCGAAGTCGAGGTGCGCAGATCCGTGATCTGGTAGTCGTGCAGGAACATCAGGAACTTGTTCTCGCCCGCCACCTTGATCGGCCGGATCAGGGGGGTCGCGGTGTAGGCGCGCTCGACGCAGGCATCGATCACGCCGAGGTTGAAGGTCAGCGTGTTGGTGGCGTTCACCGTGGCATCGTCGGTGGCGCCGCCGCCGCGATAGACCCGCGTCGGCGCCGCGATGGTGTTGTTGCCGGCATAGCGCATGTCGGTCACCAGCGTGTTGCCGGCGAGATGGTTGAACATCGCGGTGTCGAAGCGGTTGGAGAACCAGTCCTTGAG